TGTCCATCTGGTGAACATGCTGTTCAGCGGCACGGGCGTTTTCATCGGACGAAATACCCAACTCGGCCTCTTGTATACGTACTTTACGTTCTTCAAGGGCGAGTTGCGCCATACGGTAATCGTGATCGCGTTGCGCCTGTTCGCGCTCCAACTTAATTTTCTCGTCAATCTCGTACTTATCGAGTTGTTGCCCCTGCGTATCCGTATTCGCTTTGATCTGCGCAATCTGTATCCGGTCCTGCGCCTGTTGTTGCTTAGGATCGGGCTGCTGCGGCTGTTGCCCGACTTGCGCGGCGAGCGCTTCCATCTTATTCATGAAGTCCTCAAATTCCTTCTCAAGCGGACGCGACGCAGGGAATGTACGCACGGCGAACATGAGAATAGAAGCCAGTAGCGGCGCCATGGGCGGGAATGCCTGCGCAGTGGGCGCCGCCTGTTGCAGATACGCACCCGCTGCGCCTAGGAAGTCCATACGGTCTTGACGCTCGGCGGCTTCATCGGCCATAATCGTGCTATCGGTTTCAATACCGATACGTGCGCAACGATCTTTTTCGCTGCGTAGCAATTCAACCGCTTGGCGGAACGTATTAAGCGCCTGATCGCGCGCAGTAGGTGGAGGCGGCGAAGGCGGCTGTGCTTGCTGTCCCGCCTGTACCGCTTGCTGGTACTGCATCTGCGCGGAAACATACTGCGCGATCGCCTGCTGTTCCTGCGGGGTTACTTCCGGCGCGTCAAATCCCGCATACGCAATCAGCGTTTCCTCGGAGAACTGCTCCGAGATAATTTCCGCCATAATACGGACAATATCACGACAGAAGCGCTGTACTTCCTTCTGCATGTCTTTAAGACGGCCAGTAGCCCAATCCGCTTTAATCTGCTGCGCGCCAAGCGTTTCAGATGCCTTACTAACACCGCGTACAATGTCAGAAAAGCCAGTAATTTCGTAGATTTCAGCTTTAGCAATCTCACGCTGATTATACAATTGCGTAAGCGTAGCGGCAACTACTTCAATAGGCACCCACTGGATAGCGCCAGCAATACCGCCGTTCTGCGCAAATGACGACCAGTCTTGCACAGGCACCATCTTATTGCCGCGCCCGCTCAAAAGCTGCGCCAAAGATGCCTGCGAGCCGTCATACACGCCGATTACACGCAGCGCGTTCGTAAGATGGCGAATGCGCTCCGTAATGTTATCCAGTTCTTCGGCCTGTGCACGATACTGGCTATAAAACGACTTCGGAATAAAAGTACGCGTCGTCCATACAGCGCGGATCGGCTCCGGACAGGGAAAGAAGTCCTTTAAATGCAACGGATCATCAATGTGATCCAGCACGTCCTCGGAGTAGTCCTCCGAAAACCAAACAACTTCGCGATCTTCCTTATTCCAAATCTCCCAAACGATGGCTTGATACCCGCCACCGCCTGCAAAATCCTTATTTCCGTTGCCGTCATCGTTCGGGCGATACGAATACTTGAGCCGAGACGCTTTTTCAGTACCGAAACGCTTCTCGGCCTTACGCTTGTTAAAATACACGCGCCGCGCAACCCATGGGCATTCGCGCCAAGTGCGGCATACGCCGGTTATAAAGTCCTTATAATGTACGTAATCGACTTCAACTTTCTCGCCAGCAACGTATTCGTCCGGATCGTCCGTTTCCTCGTCATCTTCGGACTTACGCTTACGTATATCGGCCTCGTAACGTACCCATGCAATGCCCATGCCGGGGAGCAAGTAATCCTGAACGACGTTTTTCATCACGCCGTCGAAATCGACTTCCTCAAGCGCGTACTGCCCGACCGCTTCAAGGATCATAGTCGCATTTGTAACACGATCGGTAGTACGGTCGCGATGACGACGTGTAGCCTGTACTTTCGGAGTGGTCGAATATAGCGACGGCTTAGTCGTTTCCGTCGAAGAATACAAAATATTGTACCGATCCTGATACAAATCGGTTTCGGCCTGCGTCTCACGCTCCAAACGGTAGCGATCAACTACGCGATTGCCCGCCCGCTGAAAAATACCATACCGCTTTTCGGCCTTAGCGATTTCTTCCTGCCAGTATCCACGACGATTAGTCGGGTTCGGGTCGGTAGCTCGGTCCGGAACGATGGCAGGCGCAGCCATTTAAACCCCCGTCAAAATCCTTGCCCTGTGTGGGCGTCATGATCCGCCCAAATCTCATCAAACGTGGCGTGTTGCAAGAGTTTTATCGTTTCCTCCTGCTTTTTCGGCTTCGGCCTAGTCCACGGACGCGACATAAGGCCGTATCGCAGCGTATCCGGCGCGTGATCCTCACCCTTAGTATCACAATCCTCGGGGTTATTCATGTCGTGCTGCAACGCCGGAAGCGTACGGATCAAGTTCGAACACGTCTTGAAGCAGTACCACATGGGCGTGCCGACTAAATCTTCATGCTCCGGGGGTGCTTCTACGCCAAAGTCCAGCGGTTGCCCGCCATTGTGTCCGATCATCGTGTCCTTTACGCCGCATAACCGATCGCGGATCGTATCCCAGCCCGCTAAACGATTATTATCCGCTTTACGGAAGTACACACCTTCATGTGCCATACGCTCTGCGTGGCTCGGACCACCATCCCATTTAAATGCACTAGGATCGATCACCCCATATGCAATCTTTTCATGCTGTTCCAGTACAGCGATACGCTTAGCAATTTGATTAGCCGTCCACTTAATACCAACATTGACCTTACCGGGAACGGAGCCATACCATTCACGATAGGTAACGATAGCTCCGCTCGGGATATAAACACCGTTCGGCGCAGTATAACCGTCACTAACGGCGTGCCATAGCACGCAGAACGGACTTGTACTTCCCCAATCCATACTACGGAAGCGCATCCAGTAGTCGGGAATAGGGAAAGGCTCCAGTACGTGTTTCGACGTACTGAACTCGGGGAAATACGCGCCAGTAATGACATTCCAATCTCCCTCCAACCACGCCTTTACTAGCTCCGGAGAGCCAATCTCACGTAGCCGCGCGATATACCCCGGATCGTTCTTTAGCAGAATGTGGTTGTCGTACACCTTCGACGGAATGAACATACGCGTAGTTACATATCCATCCTCGTCAATACTCTGGATCAACTCCATACCCATCGGCGCATGGTCGATGAAATAATGCTTTACCTCATGGTGCCCTACGCCGCCAGGGTTCGCGCTCGCACGAATACGTTTATTCGGCACATCATGCGCCGAACGTAAACACGCCTTTAATTTCTTATACGCGTTCATGTTCGGCCAGTTACCTAGCTCGTCCCAGCCGATCCAAGTATACTGGTGCCCCTGATAATTATCCGCGTCACTCTCCATCTCCAAGTGGCGTAGTTTCAATGTCGCCCCACTCGGAAATATAAACGTACGCTCCGCAATCTTGTATATCGCCCCCAGCGGTAGATAAATCTCTTTCGCCCGTACCAGTAGCTCTTCCAGTTCCGGATACGACTTACGAAAGATAATCCCGCGCCATACGGCCCCCAATCCTACGTCCTGTAGGAAGTCGCCTAGCAGAAAGTCGCTCTTACCCCCGCCGCGCGCCCCGCCGAAAAGTATTTCGTTAATGAACGGCGCACCAATAGCCAACGCCTGCGCGCCCTTCTGCGGCTCCCATACGCTTGCTACCGGCTTATCGTTCACCGCACGTAATCCCAACGTACGTCTGCCTGCGCCTTAGCGTCGTCACTACGCAGCGCCGGACGTAGTCCTGCCTCTAGCTCGTCCTCCGGCTCGCGATACCAGACAATCTGCGTATACGCCCCGCCGCTAAGCATGTACGTATCCTCTAGGTCACGCACAGTAGCAAATCGAATAGTCGCCCCGTTCGCCATCGTAAGCAGCCGCTGCGCCCTGTTCAGCGTTGCCACCGGCAAGCTTCCGGCGTCCATGATCTCGTACGTTTCCTCCATAAGCGGAATAATCATATCCGCCCGCTCAACCACGATCAGCGCCCGCCACTTTGCGCCATGTACGTGCATTCCCCGCCGCGTAGCTTTCAACGCGTCCTGTATACTCTTCATTTAAAGCAAATCCTTTAGCTGTTCCAGAGGGCGTGACACTTCCACATACTCCCCCTGCAATATCTCCGGTACTTTCTCCCCCTCCGGAACAGGCTTCGGCAACGCCTTCTGCGCCTTAGCTTCCGCCTGATCCGCCAGCGTGCGGTTCTTCATTTCCAGCCATTGCTCGAAGTTATCCGCACGCGGCATTATGTTGATCTGCGTCGGCCCGTTGAATGTATTCCCGCTCTCGCCCTTCTTGAACGCCGGTACGCGCGCCTCCAACAACTTACCTAGTAGTGAGTCGCTGTAGTTTACTTTCGTACCTACAACCACGCCCTTATAGTACACGTCCTCTTCGACGCCATGCACGGCGCGCTGTATCGCCACGCTCTCCAAACCAGCATAGCCTACGCGCTGCGCTTCCTCAACACGTGCTGCCGTTTCGGGATCGTCCTTCATCCACTGGAACAGGAACTGCGGCGATACGCCACAGCGGCGCGCAGCCTTGTGCATGTCGCCCATGTTGTGCGTCAATTCTTCGCAGATTTGCGCCAGTTTCTCTTCGGTTCGCATGATCGTTGCTCGCGTATACGCGTGGGAGAATAGGGCGGGGGCGCGGGGGTTGTCAAGGGCGGCTGGTTTAAATTGTGGAGGCGGAGAGGCGCGTGGGCGCTTAGGGTAAATTAGTTGAATATTTTATTTTTAGTAATTTATTATTTTTATTGATTATTTTTGAAAAATTTTATTTGGCGTGATGGTGTATTGAAAATAATTTATTATCTTAGTAATTTATGAGAAATAGTTTACTAGAAATAATTTATTACTTTAGTAATTTATTTTTGAAAATTTTTAGTGAGTGGGCATCATGTAAAAGTACACCCCGTCCTGCCCGCCGACCCGGTGGCACCCCGCCCCATGGCCATAGGCGCCGGATTGATAAGGTGCATTATGTTAAATCGCCGCGAACATACGGTGAACATGCACGCTCGACGCGCTACGCCAGTGCGTTCCGCTGCATTTAAAGGGCGCGTTAGCATCTCACCATCCCTCGTTGGCATCCAAGTTCCTTACTCAACTAATTTACCCTAGTCAAACCATACCTGTGTTTTTAGGTATCCCCGCCTTTCGGTCTCAAAAAATCGCCCTCCCGAAAGCAACAAACCATGTCTATATCATACATACCTAAAATCGGGGGTATACATATAGGGACACCAATTCAGGGGCGAGCATCCCCACACATATAAACGGGCGTTTCGCCAAACAAGATGTGTCAGAACTCGGAACATGGCGGAAATCCTTGCAGTCCTGATTCTAACACTTCGCTGACCCGTCCTGTAAAACGGTCCTATTATAGGGTGCTTGACAGGATCAGCGAACATGGTCAATGGTCCCCAACCCGTGCTCATGGAGAAACACCTATGAAACGCTCTGAAATACAGGAAAGAATGATACTACGCCAAAACGCTACTCCCTTCGCAATGGACCGCATATACAATACTTATGTACTGCATACCGACGCATATCTTATTGAACATACAGTTGATGGCAAACTTAGGTACTCGTTTGTAATCGAGTACCGCGGGGCGGGTACGCAACCATATGGCGTCGACGTATTCGAAATAGTGCGCGGGTTTGGGTTGCTGCGTAAGGAAGGCGCAACACCGGCTGGCGTACAGCGCTACGTCAACAGCGCATGGGGGCGTGAGCGGCCATGGGTACGTATGCACATGGCGGACATCGTATCGATCATGACGGATAAGCGTGCGTTGCAGGGGCGGTTCGTGCGGCGGTGGAAGTACATAAGCGCACGATGCCACTTTATACGCGCGAGCGGGGCGCCGGAGCCGTTTGCGGACTTACCGAACTACTATGGCGCAACGAAACGGGCGGAGCGCGATTACAAGCAACAGAAGAATCCTGTCAGCGTGCGGGATCGCGCCAAGGCGTCTCCGTTTCGGACTGGTAAGATGGTCGCATATGAGAACGTCAACGCGACCATGGAACGGGCGCAATACGCGGCCAAGTACCTTGAGTATCACGGCATTACGCCAGCGCAGTACAGAAGCAAGCTCCGTACGCTGGATAAGCTGATACGCGGGCCGGAGGCGGTGAAGGGTAAGGGGCGAAAATAATTTTGCATGAGGGGTTGACGTAGGCGCCAGATGCTTTAAATGGAGCATATCAGCAACGCACA